CTGTCGGATACCATCGTTCAGGTTCGAGTGCAAAACTGTACGAATAATACCTTCTATAAAGTTGTGTTCGTGAATGATGTATACCACTTTGTATGGCACGTAAATTTATAACATCACCGGTTTCTTCATTTAAAATTTCTGAATCATCTAGAGACATTTTTAATGATGTGAGGTGTTCATAATTAACATATTCTCCGTCATACAATTGAAACATTGAATCGTAATCGAAATTAGTAACAAAGTGACCACCAACAACCTTTCTAAGTCTTTGAATTATAAAAAATAACTCTTTTACGGGATTTTTAAAATTAAGGTTATGTTTAACATCGACTATAGAATCTACATTGGGATCTTGTGGTATTATAGATTTACTTTCCTGAATTTGTGTAATTATATAGTCTATTTTTTCAGATTTAATTTTTTTCTTTTCAACATCTGTTAATGATATCATTTCGGTAGTTATTTTCATGTTTTTAATGAGACCCTTTGTTGATACATAATTTGCTAAGTAACGAACATTATCAGAATCAGCTGGACTGGTAGAATCATGCCCAAATACACAATCACTACATTTCCTAAGTTTAATAACAATTTCAATTTCCTGTTTATCTATTGCACAAATAGGAATAGCGAGTTCGGGGTTATTGTGGAAATAAAAGGGTATATCAACGAAAAATTTCTGTTTTTGTGTTGCAAATCCTAAATACCCAGAAATTATGTTATCACATACAGGTGTACCTGAAAGTTCTTTGGGTTGTTTTCCAATAAGTTTTGATAAGTTATTCTGTTTCGTTTGTGTTACATAATTATCGGAGTATATAGCTAAGAAATCACTTGGTATACGTTGTACAACTTCTCCACCTATGACAAGTTCTGCATATTCTATTATAGCATGTCCTATAGACTCGACATACCCAATACCTGCTATACCACCTATTAAGTTTTGTTGTATTTCTGATAATTCGAATTTTAAACTTACTGTTTTTAAAAGGTCACCTTGGTCTTGAGGTATGGTACACCTTATGGTATTACCGAATTCAACTTCGCCTTCAACGTCTAAATCGACAAAGAATGGTGCAAAATTAGAGTGTTTTTGAAAATTCTTTATGAAATAGGTATACTCTGGATCATCGGTAAAAAAAGCGTCCTGTGGACCAGATGTTTCTAATTGAACACGTCCAGCCATTACTAGTATAACTGACTAAAATTTTAAACCTCCGAGTCCGCTTTCGACGTGTAAAACATTATAGTTAACTGCATACATGTAAACTTTGTGTTCAAAACTTGAATCTGGACTATCGAGTTCTACTTCTATCAAATTGTGTGCAATTCTACTCATGTTAACTTGTCCTGTTGGGTAGTACGTTTCTGGTTTTAGTGAAAAACTGTATACACCGAAGTTATTTTCCGTAGTTCCTGTGTAATATTTTAGAGGTTGTTCATAGCTTAGCATTAAATTATCGGCGTCTATGATCGTATTATTGTTAAATTTCATTATAACATGTTTAATTGGGTTGTATTTAAATACGTCGTCACTTATAGCTATAAAAAACATTTCCTTAACGGGGTTTTTAAAGTTAAGCATACCAGACTTTTTTGTTTCTCCAGCTTTCATTTTGAACTGTGACACTTGAAGTTGTGTTATAACATATTCGATTGGTCGCGATAATAAGAAATTCTTTTCGTTTTCGGTTATATAAAAGAAATCCGTTATTAATGAAACTTTTTTAATTGAAGATGATACGTCTGAAGGTGGATCTTCTATAGCTCCGGATGAAGTAGTGTACGTTACAGTTATATCCTCCAGTTTTCTAAACTTTATTTCAATTTCAACGAGTTGTTTTGTTATAGCACATACAGGTAAAGCTAAACTTGGATGTCTAAAAAAGTAAAACGGTAACATTACACTATAATCCCAATCGTAAGAAACAGATATATAATCATCGTGACCAGATAAAAAATAAAGACTTTGGTCGACATCATCGTGATTATTGTGTATTTGGTTATACATGTATATATAATCACCCGTTATACGTTCAATAGTTTGACCTCCTATACGTAAATCGGCGTATTCTATTATACGAGAACCTATAGATTTATTGTATCTAATATCTTTACCACCAGATACAGTCCCCGTGGGTTGAGGTAAAGTAAATTTAAGCATCATACTTCGGATAAGATCACCTTTATTAGCTGGTATACGACACTCTAGCGACGTATCGAATTTAGGTTCACCATCAAAAGGTGTTTCTACAGCTTCTATGGCGAATTTAGTGTGTCTTTTAAAATTTACCAGGAAATATGAAAATTCGGGTTCTCCCGTAAGCCATTGGTCCTGGATACCCGTGGCAGCAAGGTTTATTCTACCAGACATTCTTACTCTATGTGAGTAAAATTTTATAAAATAAAACGAGGCGTTAGAGTAGATGAATCTTCAACTTCGGAAATTCAAACCCGAAGGTATGGCCGATGATAAGGTGTGTGTTTTTATTGGTAAACGTAATACGGGTAAATCAACTTTAGTTACTGATATCCTGTATCATAAAAAACATTTACCAGCAGGAATAGTTTTATCAGCAACGGAGGAAGGTAATCATTATTATCAACAATATATACCCGACCTTTTCATATACGGTGATTACGATAGAGAAGCTATAGAACGTGTTATGGATAGACAAAAGAAGCTCGTAGGCGCAGGTAAAACAAATTGTGGTGCGTTTCTGTTATTAGACGATTGTATGTACGATTCAAAATTCATGAAAGATACGTGTATTCGCCAATGCTTTATGAATGGTCGTCACTGGAAGATATTTTTCATGTTAACCATGCAATATTGTATGGATCTACCACCTGCACTCAGGGCAAACGTCGATTACGTGTTTATTCTTCGTGAAAATATAATTCAAAACCGTGAGAAGTTGTATAAATCCTTTTTCGGTATTTTTCCTACGTTTGAGATGTTTAATAAGGTAATGGACTCGTGTACGGAGAATTACGAGTGTTTAGTTTTAGATAATACATCAAAGAGTAATAGAATAGAAGATTGTGTTTTTTGGTACAAGGCAACTTTACGTAAAAACTTTAAGGTCGGTGCACCTCAGTATTGGCAAACGCATAAAAAGATGTTTAATCCAAGACACGGTAACATGAAATTAGGTGATAGAAACGCAGTTAAAAAGACAACTGCATTAAAAGTTATTAAGAAGAAATGATACGACTTTTTTCTAGACGATTAAGTTCAGCGTTAAACATATTTCCAATGCCAGCACCAGCTTTTATACCTCCGTATAAACCTAAAAGTAAACAAAGTGAAATTTATATAAAGTATAACGAAGAAAAAACGATTACGAACGATGACGATGGGTATCGTATAATGATTGATGTGTGTCATGAAACACAAACAGTTTATATAGATCACGACATGTCTAGTTACGACGAACTAAACGATTTACCTAGAATTATTAAAACGTTCGGGTGTTTATACCCGAATTATACCTTACGACAATAACCCAGGGTAAAATGCGTAAACACAAACAAACGAAAAACCCATGTATAATATATGACGGACGTTTATACAATGAATCTTTCTGAAAATTCGGACGGTATGGTTAATTTAAATAATAACAAATCGACTAATTTTATTGCGAATAACGAAACAAATTCTTTACCCCCACCTACATTTTCTTCTCCTCCTCAACAACAAATGCCGAGTATTCAGCTCGAAAAAAATCTAAGTGAAAATAAACAGATAATGGATTCTACATCAATTTCCGATATAATGGGACAACCAGAAGCACCACTCGAACCACCTATGATGGCACAGGATCCTCGCATGACACAAATGCAAATGCAAGCACCAATGATGCAAGCACAAGCGCAACCACAAGCGCAACCACAAGCGCAAACAAATAAAAGTAACGGTAACGCTAATCCATTTAATTTAACGGATGAACAGTTTCAAGTTCTCGTAGTCGCAGTGTGTACTGCGATAGCAATTAGTAAGCCAGTTCAAGAAAAACTTGCGAACTTTGTACCATCGTTTCTTAACGACCAAGGGAACCGAAGTATGGTTGGTTTAGCGTCAACTGGTGTAGCTGCCGCAGCTGTATTTTATATTATTAAGAAATACACTTAAACAGATGTATTAATAGAATTTGCGAAAAATCCTTCTAATCCTTTATCTCTTGTTAGTATAGGATAAGCAAGAAGCATACCAATTACAAACCCAGTTACGCGAAGTGAATAGACAATACCTGTACTTCTCGCATCTTTCCCGTAATTCTTATAGTGTTCTTGTATTGTCTTATCGAAAACTTGTGTAACAAGTATAGCAAAAAGGTACGCTAAGAACGATATCACGACAAGACCCTGGAAGTCAAGTGACGCGTACCCGAAAAATGCACCACCTTTCATTAACTTATTAATGAAAATGGGCGCGATTAAATGTAGGAGTGTCATGTTAAACCAATAGTTATCGAAGAGTAATGGGGAAGTGTTCATACCCATGAGAAGAGTCCAAAGAAAGACAGATGTGCCAAGACCTTTATATGTTATTCCGTTTTCGGACATTGTTATTTAATAGTAACAAAGATTATTTATCCTGTACATACTTATTACAAAACTTAGTTTTCTTTGGAATTTCTTCGTATATACCTAATTGTATACACATTTCCCGTAATTCTTTAAAATTTTTCCAATACTCTTTACTATGTGAATATTCATCTACCGTAGAGTGTGCAAGTTCATGTAAAAGAACGTGGAAAATTTCGTTCGAATCACCGTCTATACACAAACCTATTTCATTACCCTTATTTGTATTATAGCCTATAGCTCCTCTAGCAATATTGTAATGTGCTGTTATAGGTACTTCTGATTGTAACATTTCAAACTTTTTATTATCGGTTTCTATGATGTGTTCCCTGAGAATTCGATACTTTTCGCGAACCTCTGTTAATTCTTCTGGTTCTTTCATATTGATGAATATGAGTATGTTTATGATAATGAGGAGTAACGCAACTATCATCTTATCATAAAGTGAGATAAAATATTAGGGGAATGTATATGAGTAACTCCAATAACTCCGGAGATACCAATCGTCGAGTCAGACGAAGACTTTATATTCCTTTAAACCTTACTAATTACAGGAAAAATGCTAAGAATATTAATATCAATTCTCTCGC